TCGACGTCGAGCGCGAGCGCCTCGAGGTCCGCGGGGACGTTCGGTCGTGCGGTCGGTGCGGGGAAACTGAACCCGCGCGGGGTCTTGGGCATCATTAGCCTCCGATGACTATTCCGTCGATGAGTTGCTGATAGGTGTCGAACCGTACGACGTACGGGCCTCCGCCGCCGCCTCCCCCACTCGTGGCGATGACCCGGAGCCGGGTCCCGACCGGGGGAGGTGACGCGGACCCGCTCGAGTCGGTGCGGGTGCCGGTGAAATACGTCCACGAGCCGTGCGACACCGGGTCCCCGGTGATGACGTACCGGGCGAACCCGGACACCGGAGGGGTCTCGGGGTCGTCGGTGAGCGTGACGTTATCGCCCGGGAGCACCGCTCCGAGGTTACGGGGGAAACCCTCCGCGTCTGTATTGGAGACCGCGAACTCTCGAGCCGTGCCGGTGCCCTTGATCGTGAGACCACCGGGACCCGGGTCGGTAGTGACGACGGTCCCCCGGTACTCCCAGACACCCTGACCGGATCCTCCGAAGGGTGACCCGAGGACGACGGAGCCGTCATCGGTGACCGAGACGTACGCGGTCCCTCCGAGTCCGACGGACGGAGCGAGAGGGACGTCGACCTCGAGCACCTCAGAGGTGTCGGGGTCGTCCCATAGGTGAACAGTGACCGACGACCCGAGGACGGCCGACACGCGTCCGGCGAGCACTCGAGCGAAACGGGACCTCATGCCGGACCGACCGTATCGGTGCGGAAAACGTACCGCGAGGGACCGGTCCCGGTGAGGTCGTGTTCGACGCTCGTGACGATGAGAGAGTCGGAGCCGTTCGGGAGGACGACCTCGACGGTGTCCCCCGCGAGGATCCACGGAGCACCGACGGCCTCGACCTCGACGTCGCGCACCTTCCCCGCGTAGCGACGCGCGAGCCTCTCCGCGGCGAGGTTCGCCTCGGTCGGTGTCGCCTCACGGTCCCGGGACTCGACGTAGGTCACGCGGCCGTAGGGACCTCCGACGTCGAGGGGACCTCCGGAGGTATCGGCCCACCGGCCGACGACCACTCGACCCGCAGCGTCGCGGAACACGAGCGCGATGCGGTTGTATCCCCGGAGCACCCTCGAGCGGGTGCCGACGACGGTCCCTCCGGGTCCGGTGGCGAGCCTGTCCGTCGGTGTGCCGATAGCAGGTCCCGGGGCGATGACGAAACGGTCCGCGGTGTCGACGTAACAGTCGGCACCGATGGAGTCCGCGAGGGACTCGATACTCGACCACGGGTCGCCGTCGACTGAGAATCCGTTCCCGACGTACGCGGTCGAGTTGACGCGGTCGTCGATGACGGCCGACGGGAATGTCCGACGGATGAGGTAAGCGATCGCCGGGGAGACGGTGCGGACCGTCGACGGGAGGCTCGAGGGGACCGCGTACGCATCGGTCGAAATGGCGAGAGAGGGGTCCGATGCGGTGATCGTCATTCCGACGGAGCGTCCGCGGCCGACGTCGACGGTGTCGACGAGCAGCACCGGAGCAGGTCGGAGGGTGAACTCGTCCCCGCTCGAGTTAGCGATCGTGTAGTCGAGGGTCAGTCGAGCACCGAAGGGGAGGACCGCGGAGTCGAGTCCGGACGGAGCGAGGTTGAGGTCCCCGAGGGAGACGTCCGCGGTCCACCTCGGCCACGCGTCCGCATCCTGCCGGAGACTCCCGGCCGTGATCGGTAGCGTGATCGGTCCGTCGCCGTTGACCGGCCATAGCGTCGCGGTCCACTCCGCGGAGTGCGTATCGGTGATCGCACCTCGCACCCACTCGGGGACGTAGAGACTCACGAGACCACCGACCACGACGCACCGGGGAGCGTCTCGACCGGAGCGGGGATCCGGACACCGGCCGCGAGCGTCGAGTAGGTAGCGAACCACTCGAGGACGAGCGCGTAGGTATCGAGGTCGGCCTCGAGGTCGGCATAGGTCCACGCGGATAGTCCGGCATACGGGGACACGACGCGCGTCACGGCCTGATACCGCACGGTCCACACCCGGCCGCCGTAGTTGTCGAGGTGCGGAGACTCCGACGTCCGGAGCGGTAGAAGGATCGCGTCGTCGATGACGTCGGGACACGGAGCGCGTAGGAGCAGAGGGTCCCCCGCGAGTAGCAGCATGAGCAGCGCCGCGCGGTCGTCACGTCGACGGACGTAGACCTCGAGGTCCCCGGAGCGATAGCGGCCGACGTCGACCGCTACGAGCGGGTCCTCCCGGCCGATGACGTCGAACCACGCGGACCGGGCCTCCCACTCGTGCGGGTCGTCACGGAGGACGGTCACCTCGAGGGTGCGGTCGGTGTACCTCGTCGACGAGAGGACGACCACGTCGACCCCGGCATCCTCGAGGGTCGCGTACGCGGTCCCGGTCGAGTCCTGAGCGGAGTAGACCACTCGACGACCGAAGGGGACCTCGTAGTCGACGACGGGTCCGGTCGCGGTCGGGTTATCGGTGCCGCGGACCCGCACCTCATACGGTGCGGCTCCGTCGGGTTCGGCCCTCAGTGTCACGTTACCGGTCTGACCGGTGACGCGGAGGACCGCGGAATAGGTCGAGGGGTCAGCCTCGACGGTGAGTCCAATCACGGAGTGCGTCTCCCTCCACCCGGTCGCGCGATACTGACGGGGACACCGTCCGCGGTGAGTTGTACCGGTCGAGCGTTACCGGTGAGTCGGTAGTACCTCTCCGACTTTTCGATCGCCCGGTCTAACTCGGTATTGAGTGACTGAAACGCGTCACGATTACCGAGGACGGCCGCGGTCGCTAACTCGGTGTCGGTGCGGCCGGTGCGATTAGCAGCAGCGAGCAGGTCGACGGACGCGGCTCCGAGTGTGAGCGCGTCTCCGGCCTGAGTCGCGGCGTCCTCTTGAGCGAACAGAGAATCGGTCGCCTTATCGGTCGCCTCTGCGATCCGTGCTCGAGCGGCCTCGTCCCCCGAGAGAGCGGCCACGACGTCGGGGAGTGAGACCCCGATCCGCTCGTACGCGTCGAGGACTTGGTCGGCACCGTCCCCGAGGGACTCGAGGTAGGCGAGCGCCTGAGACTCTTTCAGCGCCTCCGACGCAATAGCGTCGCCACCGATGAGCGACTGAAACAGTCCCTCGACACGCTCTTTCGATTCTTCGGCCTTGGCCGTGATACCGGCGAATAGACCCGCGGCACTAGCAGCGACGGCCGCGAGACCGATACCGACGGTCCCACCGATACCGGCGAACCCGGACACGAGTCCGGCCGCGGTGTCTCGACCTAGTCCGGTGAGGTCTCCGGACGCGAGGGACTCTCCGAGGTTCGACGCGAACTCCGACCCGACCTCGGTCCCGGCCTCTTTACCGGACTCGACCGCGGGGTCTGCGAATCCCTCGCGGACCGACCTCTCGGCCTTTTTCGATGACTTGTCGATAGAGCGAGCAGCGTCGCGGAATGCGTCCTCCATACGACGCGTGTCACGTTCGACCTCGCGCGAGAGGTCCCCGGACTCGTCCCCGAGGTCGTCGAGTGCCCTCTCGACTTGGTCGGTGCCCTTGAGAAACTCGCGGACGTTCGACGCGATGCGTACGACGATCGTCGGGTTACCGGCCACTGTTCAGACCCTCCCGAGTGAACTCCCACACGACCTGAGTCCACTCCGTCAGAACCATAGGCGCGACGCGGTCGTACGTCGTCGGATAAATCACTCGACCGCGGGGACGCTTAGGGACGAACGCACGCTTAGTCCGACGTCGGACTCGAGTCGGACCGGACGCTCCGGCCGCGACGCGGAGGTACACGCTCTTAGCAGACCCGCGAGACCCGAACTCGACCGGACGGAGTAGGTCGTTGATGGACGCTCCACCCTTGAGACGTCGAGCAGACCCGAAACGTAGACCGGTAATCACACCCTGTTTCTGCGTCACCTTGACCGACCGCGCGACGACGTACGGGAGCCTGTTTCCGGTCTCGGAGGCTCCCGGTGCCGTCGAGTATGCGCGGACCGCTCGAGGGATGACCCGGCCTCGGACGCGCGTGTTCAGCGCCTTGCGCAACTCCGGGGTCAGTCCGGCCGCGGCGATCGCCGCTAGTCGGAACTCGGCCGGAGCGTCGCGTATGTCGAGGAACGGGTCACCCATGACTAGGGGACGATCGGGTCGGTGATGACGGGTTCGCCGTTGACCGGGAGCGTGACGTTGCCGGACTCGAATGACCCGGACTCGCCACCGGCCGGACCGGGGACGACTGTCAGAGTGCCGGAGTAGGTGACACCGGGAGCCGTGATCGGGTCTGGCTCGTAGGTGTATCCGACGGTCGCTCCGACGTTCCCGAGTAGGAATCGGTAGAACGATCCGACGTTATGGTCGACGAGGTAGGCGACGTCGAGAGTCCACACCGGGACACCGACGTCCTGAATCACACCGTCCGCGCATAGCGCGGTCGCGGTCGCGGTCGACGTCGACGGTGTGAGGGTGACGTTAGTTACCTCGCACTCGTACGTTGAGCCGTCGAGGTCGAGGACGATGGAGCGACGGACGTGTCCGACACCGGACATAGTGGAACCTCTTTCGTTAGTAGGTGCGGACGGGGATGACGTACGCCGGGGTCCCCGCATAGTCGCCGGGGGTCGCGTCCGCAGACGGTGCGAACCCTCCGACGGTGTCGACGACCTCGACGAGTCGGTCGAGTGCGTCGTAGAGCGCGAGTAGTTGACCCGGTGCCGTGCCGGATCCGACGAGCACGACCGAGGTGTCGAGCCTCGGGGACACGCCTCGGGGACAGAATGTACGAGCGGCCGACTCGTAGAGCACGGTCGGAGGCTCGAGGTATGCGTAGAGGTCCCCGCGGCCGGGTGCGCCGGGTTCGGCGTAGACCGGGAGGTCGAGTGCGGTCGAGAGCGCGGTCGCGTACGCGACGAGTCGGTCGCGTGTGCTCATGCGAACCTCGGCCGTAGGTAGGGAGCCTCGAGGGACTCGGTGATCGCATCCCACCGGGGAATGGTGAGCGAGGACCCGAGGTCCCCTAGGTCGGTGATCCCTAGAGGCGCGTTAGTCGCCGCGAGGATCGCCGCGGCACGACGGAGACACGCGGTCCGCAGAGGGTCGGTGTAGGGGTCGATGACACACCGGGACTCTTGGGATGCGATCGCCGCGGAGAGCGCGTCGTCGAGAGGTTGACCCGGGTCGACGTATCCCGTCCCGAGGTACGCGATGAGGTCGTCGCGTGTCGGAATGTCGGTCACGGTGACGGCCTTTCAGAGCAGGGAATCGAGCGGGGACCGCGACGGGGGACGCACGGTCCCCGCTCGACGACTACGGGGTGAGGTCGAGGACCCGCACACCCTGAGGGATGAACAGAGCCGTAGTCGCGTATCCGTAGACCGCGACGTCTCGACCGAGTAGCGCGACATTCTCGGCCGCGACGGTACGAGGTCCGTCCTCGGTCCACCGTGCCGCGTCGCCATTGGTCACGACGACGGTGTCATCGGGGAGACCGATGGAGCGGACCGCGCGGATACCGGCGATCGTGATACCTCCGACCGCTCCGACACCGATCGGGGAGCCGGGTGCGTTCATCGGACCGGAGAACGGGTAGAGCGGACGGCCGTCGGAGTCGATGGCTCCGGCGATCGACGGCCAGAGGTTCGCCGCGATACCGATGACTGAGGGAGCGTTACCGGTCGCGTCCGCGACGTCGGACGCTGCCTCGACGACGTCGGTGTAGAGCGTTGCGACGGACGCACCGGAGACCGCGGTCCCACCGGTGGCGAGACGCGTCGCGTAGGCCGACTCCGTGACGACTCCGTACGCCGCGGCCATGATGCGGAGGTACGCGTCGAGGTACGCCGGGGACGATCGCTCGATGAGTTGGTACGCGAGGTCCGACCCACCGGCATAGGTGACGAGGGACGCGGTGCCCTTTTCGATGTCGACCGCGACGCTCGTGACCTGAGTCTTGGGAGCGGACTGAATCCCGACGAGTGCCGCGAGGTCTCCGTCGAAATAGGGCCACTCGATCGAGAGACCGGTCTCTCCCGGCATCATCGCGCCACCGGTGCCCTCGATGAGCGAGCGCGAGCGAGCGACGATCCCTCGGACGTCGGACAGCCACGACGGAGGCATGACTCCCGGGTTATTGCCGGGGACCTGATCGGTGAGAGCGCGGACCTCGAGGTCGGACGCGTCGCCGCGGAACACCGCGGACGCATACTCTCCGAAGGATCCGAAACGGGAGAGCGGGTGCGCGGACGGGGTCGAGGGTGCCGACCGGGTCGCGTCGATGCGAGCGGCGAGAGCCTCGACGTCGGCCGTGGTCGCGTAGTTGACGACCGGAGCAGCGCGTCGAGCAGGTGCGGACCGCGTCTCGGTGGCCGGAGCGGAGTCGGTGACGGGACCGGACTCGGGGACCGACGGGTCGGCCTCACTCGTCACGGTGACGGCCGACGGTGAGTCGAACGTGAAATCGGGCATGGTCGGAGCCTCTCGGGTTGCGAGGACACGAGCGTCCTCATAAGCGGGGAGCGGGGTGAGTGACAACTCGCGCGGTGTGGCGCGTGACCGGGTGACGATCCCGGCACGGTCGAGGGATGCGTCCTCGTGAGACGCATCGAACCCGAGGGATGCTCCGAGAGCACCGTCCCGGGCGAGGACGTAGAGGTCCCGGGCGAGAGCGGTGTCGGAGAGTCGCATCGTGGCGATGAGACCTCGAGCGTCGTCTCGAGCGTGCTCGACGACTCCGACGGCCTGACCGGTGTGTCCGTCGATGACGGGGAGACCGACCATCGACGTCGGGTCGATAGCGCCTCGAGTGAATCGCTCCCGGTAACCCGACGTCGTCATCCTCGAGGTCGAATCCCAGGGGACCGCGACGACGTCGACGCGGAGAGCGTCCGTCGTCGAGGTCGTGCGGACCTCGTCGGGGACCGACACCGTGACGGAGCGCGTGTGCGCCGGAGGGAGCGGTCGAGCGTTACGACGTCGTCGACTCATGCCGGGACCTCCGTCGGTAGGTCGGTGGGGAGCGTCTCGGCCGGGAGACCGAGAGCGGACCGGGCCTCTGCGATCGTCATAATCCCGGCCTGAGTAGCAGCAGCGAGGTAGGCCACCTGATCGGCCGGAGTCGGGTTGAGCAGAGCACTCCAATCGAACACGACGCGCGTGTCCTCGGTCGCGTTACGACCGGACGGGAGCAGCGAGGTGAGAGCGTCCGCGACGGGGTCGGTGTACGCGGAGACGGTGTACCGCATGAACGCCGCGTCGTCGTCTCGAGCGGTCGCGTAGGTCATCGAATCGCCGGACGGGAGACCGACTCGACGACCGGGAACTCCGAACAGTCGAGCGACCTCGGTCGAGTTGTACCGGCGAGCCTCGATCCACGCCGCGGTACTCGGGTCGATGAGGTCCGTAGCGAGCCGGAGTCCGGCACCGAGGACGGGGATGCGGGGATCGTTCGGGTCGGAGTGTTGCTCGATCCAATAGTCGCGCCACCGTGCGGCCGTGGTCTCGGGGAGGTCGGTGTCGGCCTCGAGTCGAGGACCGGTCCCGGCACCGGAGCGGAACAGGTTCGACGCGTACGACTCGACGTCGATGAACCCGGAGAGCAGGGCACGAGCGGCCTGTAATGGTCCGAGAGGTGCCGCGATGTCGGGGAACGTGAGGAACGGGACCACGAGCAGACCCGCGCGTCGAGCGTCTCCGTCCGCGAGCACGGCCGGGACACCGTCGAGTGTGTAGACCCGCTCCCGATTACTGTCGAACGTCGCGCCGATGCGATCGCCGGGGACCGGTACGAGGGACCACGAGGACGACGCGAGCGGAGTAGCGATCCACCCTCCGACGCCTCGAGTCGCTAGGTCGACCGTGACCCGCTCGATCATCGTGCGAGCGCGGGTCCCTCCGTTGAGACGGTCCGGCCGGTAGAGCCAGAGCGGGACCTCGACGGGTTCCCCGGATCGCTCGACCGTCAGTCGAGCCTGAGTCGCGGTATGAGCGATCGTCCGGACACACGCGTAGACCGTCGGGAGTCCCTCGGTCCTCGAGGACCCCTCACGCGGAGGGATGAACGGGAGCGCCTCACGCCGCGGAGGTGTCGACTCGGTCGGAGTCGAGCGTCTGAACAGGGGCACGACGGAGAGAGTGTCGACCTCGAGGTCGAGGCGCAAGGGATCCGGCCTAACGTCATACGCGGCACCCTCGAGCGTTACTCTCCGTAGTCGCCGGCAACGGGTCACCGGTCACTCTCCGTTACGCGAGGTAGGGGACGGCCGCGGGTCGACGGAGCGCGTAGAGCGCGTGAGACGCGGCCACGAGCGGCGAGAGGTCCCCGGCCGTACCTCGACGATCGAACGCCCACGAATCCCGGCCGACGGAGCGTCGAGCAGCGATCGAGAGAGCAGCGTCGAGGGACGAGTCCGACACGAGCGCGACGTCGACGGAGGTGACCGCGTCGAGCAGGTCAGCCGCGGCCGTCGTCACGTCTCGAGTCACGAGGGTCCGCAGAGGGATCCCCGCTCGACGAGCGTCGTCCGCGAGACCCGCGGTCGGTCCGATCGGGTCGACTGTCAGAGGGACCCCGTATCGGCCGGTGAGTGAGCGAGCAGCGTCGACGACCCACGAGACACCGGAGCCGTGCGCGACGATCCCGACGGTATCGGGGGAGCCGTCGTCGAGGTTCCACGCCGCGGCGATCGACGCGGACCCGCGGTCGGGTGCGACGTCGGCCGCGAGCGCGATACGGGGAGGTCGAGTCGGTGCGCCTGTCGCCTCGACGCGCACCGCGTCGACCTTGTCCCCGGGGAACAGGGTGCCGGACGTCGCGGTCCATACGTTGCCGTAGGCGCGTAGAAACTCGGACGGGTCCATGACGTCGGACGCGGTCCGGATCGCGTCGGCCGTGACGGTGTGACCTAGTGCCGGGTGCGCGTCGATGACACGCTCGACGAGGTCGGGAGCGTGCGGGTCGGTGTCGGCCTGCCACACGATCGCCGCGACACCGGATCCGGACGCGGCTCCGGCGATCCCCGCGTCGAGCAGGTCCGCGAGAAACTCCGACGACTCATCCCCCGCGGCCGACACGATCCATAGTTGGAACGTCGGCACGGTGAGACCGGTCGGCATGATCGCTTGGACTAACTCGGTGCCGCGGACCTTGTCGAACGACCACGCCTCGTCGACGAGCACCCGCGTCGAGGTCTCTCCGTGGAGTGCGTCGGGGAGCGGGGCGAAGGGTCGCCACGTCGAGCCGTTCGGGAGCGTCACGGACTCGGAGCCGTTAGCGAGCCGGAGGTCGGTGACGTGACCGAGAGCAGGGGAGCGACGGAGAGCGCGAGCACCGTCGAGCCACCGGTCCCGGCCAGCGTTACGCGTCTGAGCCGTACTCCATACGCGAGCCTCCGGCCTCGAGGTGAGTCCCTCGACGCACACCGCTCGACCGAGGACGGACTTACCGGCCTGACGCGGCACCGACACGACTACGACGGAATACGCCGGACGGCCGTCGGGGAGCAACTCTCCGCCGACGTCGGCCGCGTGTCTCTGCCAGGGCATGAGCGGAGTCCCTAGCGTCGACGCGATGCGAGCGACTCGACCTCCGAAGGTCGGACGATCCCGACGACCCGGCGACGCGGACGGGTTAGGTTCGGGTCGCGTCATCGGTCGAGAGGTCGTCGAGCAGCGCGGCGAACGGGTCCGCGACGGTCGACGGTGCCGGGAGCATACGAGCGACGTCGAGGACCGCGCGTAACTCACGCGTCACGGTGACGACCGCGTACGGAGAATCCTCGGCCTCCGCGGAGTCGAGAGAGCGACCGAGAGCACGGAGCGCGGCCACGATCCCTCCGTGAGTGTCCTCGAGGATCCCGTCGTCGGACGCGGCACGGATAGCGACGTCGACGCGACGCTCGTGACGGCCGCGGCCTCGAGGTCGAGCGGCCGGAGCGTCGAACAGAGCAGACGGGTCGGGACGCTTAGACCGCGGCACGGTCGCGCACCTCGGCCGCGGCGATCGCCTCGGTGATGATGCGCCGCACAACGATCGAGACCGGGAGGTCGACCTCGAGCGCGAGCGCCTCGAGCGCGTCGCGGTCGGCCTGCCGGAGCCGGACGTTGAGGACGGACGGGTAGCGCGTGGCGCGTCGAGTGTTCATGCGTCGGAGTGTATGACGTCGCGGCCCTCGTGTCACGGAGGGTTACCGACCGGATCGACGGGTACGCCCCCAACCTACGGGGAGAGAATGCTGCG